CGTGACAACTAATAGGATTAATAAGAGTATAACCTTGATGTTCTAAATTTAAACAAGTAGTTCGCCATGATAAATTACCAGTTTTAACAGTAGAACCAACACCTCTAGCCATTATTAAAGTGTTTTTGGGATTTATAAGAAACGGTTTATCATACTTAACGTCATCTTTCATGCCAGGCAATTCTACTTTACCATTCTCATCCACAGAGAAAGAATATACTAATTGGTCCTTACCTTTGTCTTCCATGTACATTCCAGAAAACTCAGCAAGACATACTTCCAAACCCATCTCAGAAGCTTTCTTTTTAATCATCGGACCAGTTTCATTAGGGTCAAGAGGATCATCATGTGAAAGAACTAATAATTTATAAGGCTCTTCTTTTGCCTCTGTGATAAACTCTGAGAATTTTTCCATCTTAACCATCAATCTTCTTTTTTCTTACCTATGTTATATTTGGTTTCTAAAGTCCAATCGTTCTTCTCAGCGAATGACAACACTTTGATTTGGCTGAGAGGAGCAACTTCTCCAACCTCATTAAGAATTTTAACCAATCCCCAATCTTGTAAAAGTTCGGCAATTGTATTTCTGCGAGCAATATCATTTGTTGACAAGTTGGTGTTCTTTCCATCCAGAGCAAATAGCTCTTTGAAATGCACAATATAGTACCGGCCCTGTTTATGTAGAATATGGCAGGACTGATAAAGTTTTTTTTCTTTTCTGGAAGCTACACCAATACGAGATAGAGTTTCTCTTACTTTAAGAAAATCATCGGGTTCTTTTAACCCGATTTCCAACATTTGCTCTTGCGTCCAATTAAAATCTTCCATCTCTTCCACCTTTATATGTTTTTCTTTTTATGGCAGAAATTTGTTCCTCAGACAATATATCAAGAGCCGCCTTTGCCTTTGCGTTGTTGTATCCATAAAACTCTTTAACATACTCTATGTCTTCTAATTTCTTCGCCTTCAGCCAGGGAGTAAACCTTTTCCTTGGTCTTAGACTATTTATCAAAAAATCAAATTGTAGTTTCTTATCTAAATGTGGTAGTTGATTAATTTCATTACACAACATAAGGGTATCTGGAAATGGGGATACGCACTTATTTACTATAAATGGGAGATATTTCTTTTCCCATTCTTCATCCTCAGTATCCATAAGAAGTTCTTTAGTCTCATTTATTGCTTTAAGATAATCCTTGAGTTCATACATTATGAAACAATGCACTTAAAGACAACAATAATTCTTAATTCATAGCAGTGTCGAGAAACAGGAGCTGCGCCGTGCGGGTGGGCGCCACCATGAAAAGCAACCATTCGGTTTCCTTTATTTTTAGATTGGGCCTCTATCTCCAAGGTATCCTTGTTGTAAATAATTGTTCCGCCGCCCCATTCTGCTTTCCAATCGAGCCTTGGATAGAAAACAAAAGTATATCTTTGGTCTAATGGGATCGGTGAATCCGAATCATCATAATGAAGATGCGGTTCTAATCCAAAAGTTTGGGCATTACAATAGATTCTCTCGTATCCAGAGATACCATACAAAGAATTAAAATCCAGTTTATTTTTTGCATGTTCAAAAATGTCGTGGGCCCAATCATAACCCCCAGCAACACACTCTTCCCTATTGTGACCCAGAACAACATGCCAGTGTAGATTTGGTTTATTTGGTGCTGACTTGTAATCATACTCCCATTTTAATTTTCTAACTTCATCATCAACTAGTATTGCATTGTGTTCTTCTAACACATTATCATAAATATCAATTTTCATTTGAATTTTCCTCTTCCCATAATTTCGACCAAACAGGCCATCATATTAATTTCAACATCAGCTACAAACGCTGTTTTATACTGGTACTCACCAAGGATAACAACCACATGAGGAATAGACCCAGCATCAATATAATTATATAGGTTATCGTAAATAAGGCGAAACAACTTATCACTATCGTTATCCAAATTATCGACCACCCATTTGCGAACATTAGTAAATTCCTTTTTCTTCATCATCCCCATCAGGTCTTTGATATTTTTGTCACTTAAATTAACTAAAATACCAGCGTCAATTTCGCCTGATACAGAATATCGTTGTAGTTCATTAAGAGCCTTACGCCAATCTGGGAAATGATTGTTTATGAGTTCGGCTACAACCTTCTCATTAAATTTAATTTCATTCTTACCAAGAATATCAATAACTCGTTTGAAAAACTCTTGGGCAAGTTTTGCTTTCTCTGAATTTGGTATTACAAAATCAATCACACTACAACGAGATTGTAGTGCTGGAATAATACGATTCTTATAATTACAGGTAAGAATGAAACCACAATTTTTGTGAAACTCTTCCATGAAGCCACGCAGGGCTGGTTGAGTTGATTGTGGGTTTAGATAGTCTGCTTCATCAAGGATAAGATACTTCTTACCCCCATGTAGAGATACAGTAGAAGCAAAGTTTTTAATTTTGGTTCGTAGGACATCAATACCCGATTCCTCTGAACCATTAATCATCATATAAGTTGCACCAATCTGTTCCAAAATGGCACGGGCGGCTGTTGTCTTACCAACTCCTGATCCACCAGATAAAATTAGATTGGGTAAAGATTCCTTATCAATAAAGGCTTGTAAGTCATTTTTTAGAGTCTTAGGGAGTATACAATCATCAATTGTGGATGGTCTATAAGCCTCCACCCACAGGAAGCTTTGTTCGTTCATTTTTCACCTCTTTCATAATATAAATTCCTTAAGCATTTTCCTCAGCTTTTTCATCTTTCTTTTCAGTATAAGTTGATTCGGGTTCTAATGCAATCCAATACTGCACACCTATTTTGGTATTAGTAAAGTGTGTAATTTTCTTAGAAGATATCTCAACATCATATGAGCCCGGCATAAGTTTAAGATTTTCAACCTTAAACCAAAACTTATAATCTGCATCAACATCGCCAACATCAATTGATGTCTCATATGCATTTGCAGTATTGTTCTTTTTGTCCGTAACCATTAATTTACCATTTACAAGTGCCATATCAGGAACACCAATAACGGCCGCGGCTTTAGTAATTTCCTCTAGCGTATTATTTGTCAAATTAAAGGTTATTTCAATTGACGGCATTGTAATCTCTTTAGTTGGTGTTGTAACCACTGATGGGTCAGAAAACCAGTACTTGAGAGATTTCGATGTGCCTTCTTCTGTGATAATAACAAAATCGTTATGAAACTCTAAATTGGGTTCATCAAATAGAGAGAGTCCCGATAGGAACTCGTTTAAATCATAGATAGCAAAATCAGTCAGAAAGTCTTCTTTGACCTCTGCTTTTGCGACAATATTTTTCATCGCCGACATGGTAGCAATACTCTTACCAGCCTTTACCATTAGATTTTGATTTATTGTAGAGAAATTCTTCAATACAGAAATTGTTTCATTACTAAGTTTCATTTTTCACCTTTTCCATTTCGTTAACATGTAGAGCTATAATACCATAGTGAATCAATTTTAACAGGTCACTTCTGTTCTTATCTCTCTTTTTTCCATATCGTTGAGCATACTTCAGTATGTTCCCGATACAAAACCCTTCACCATGACCACCATCTATAATAAACTCTGTAGCTTGATACTTGTTCTTGCTATAATGTTCATCATATGTGGAGTCAATATAAACCTTTAACTCGGCGAGAGCCGTGTCTTCAGAATATTTGTATTCAATCATTTATGCCGCCATTGACAAAGATATAGTCGCTGCGAGAGTTCTACACTCGCTTTCTCCAGAGAAAGGTACTACATTGTACTGCAACCATGATGGAAACATAATTAAAGTACCAACTTCTGGTTTAACAAACTCTTCATTACTAGGCCGAAGCACATTGTCATCATATTCTATATCAGAACCCCAACGCAAATGCGACCATCCTTCATTAGAATCGTCATTAGATTCAATCTGAGGAGGCACTTTTAAATAAAACAAACAGGTTAGACCTGAATACCAAGGCTTTGATGTTGGCTGTTGCCACTCATCAAAAGTTTCAGAAAAAACCCTAGTGACATACAGACTTTCTATATCAACTGTAAAAACTTTATCTTCACCTAAAGTATGTGATACATATTCCTTAGCAAGCCGTAAGAATACAGTAGAGAGTTGTTCCCCCACTTCATCATCTTCATGCGACACAGTAAGATAACGGGGCGGGTTAAGTTTAGCAAGGTAATCTATTTCTTCAGCATAACTCATCCTCTCTTTAATTTCTGGATGTTTATGAGCATTGGGGATAAATTCAGTGTCCATATAGACATTTATCTCATCGACAATTTTTAAGGGAAATTCAACCTTCATTATATTAACAGCATGTTTGGGGCGCATAGAAATAGCCATGCCACCAGCATTATCACCAGCAGGGTTAGCTTGTGATGGGGCCTCACAGAAGAACTCATTATCAGGAGTCTTTTTAGCTACTGCACCATCAGCAACCCCACCAGGCGGTAAATCA